TTCCTGTAAGTAGTTCTAGTTCTAATGTTTCTTGGCCAAGCGCAGTATCCTTGGATGTATCATTTGGCGCATATACAATTAATAGTTCGACTACTGTACCAACATCGCAGTATATATCTACAAGAACACCAGAACAATATGCAACTATAGCTGGACATACTTCTGGAAATGCTTTATCAGATTCTTATTCTCCTAACTGGAGCACTGCTGTAAATACAACAACAATAGATGGAAAACCTTGTCTTGATCTAGATACAACTCATGTTATTAGTATGTCAGGAACTGCGCCGGTATTTGGCCAATACTATACTATGTTTGCTGGATGGTATCCTAGAGTATCAGATAGCGGATGGAGAACATTATGGCGTGGGGATAATGACCATAATATTATTGTAAATAATGGGGCCAAAGACCTTGGAATGTATTCAAATCGTAATGGTAATTGGAGAGATACTGGATATAATATTTCAATAACATGGCAGACACTTATTGTTGTTGGACAAGGCGATAGTTCTACAGCATCAACGGGAACTCAATATTATTATATAGATGGGCAGTTAGTTGGAACTACAGATAGAGTAGTCTCTGGAACAAATGCATCATCTTTTGGTTATTCTGGCCAGGCGCCAGGATATTTTACAGAATTTGGATTTTGTAATCAGGCATTTTCTGCAACTGAAGTTCAAGAACTTCATGAATCGCTTTCTCTTGGATTGGCGGGTATCTCTGGCAGTGTAGGTTGGAAGGATAATTTTATTTATACAAACACACAACCATCTTCTTATACTACCCCAGATTTGTCTTTTTATGACAGACAAAGAGTACAAGTATCTTCTAAAAATACCATAACACACACCCCGAAACATTTCAGAAAAACAATTACATCTATAAATAATACAGTTCCTTATAATCTTGCAGAGTTGAGAGAATTGGATGGAACACGAAGACAGTATAAAATCGCAAGAGCTATCCAAAGTGATGTGAGTGGAAGCGGCGATGGAGGCGGTTCTAGTGGAACTTCTGAAATTCAAACTTGGTATTAAGAAAACAACAAACTTAAAAACATATAAATAGTCGTATAAACCAAGAGGTACGACTATGGCAATTGTTACAACTAGGACTGAATTCAAAAATTATTGTCTAAGAAAACTAGGCTCACCAGTAATACAAGTTAATGTTGCTGATGAACAGGTCGAAGATAGAATTGATGATGCCTTTGAATATTATAGAGATTATCATTATGACGCAGTAGAGGATGTTTTTTTAAAGCATCAAATTACTGCAGATGATATTACAAATAAATGGATTCCTATTCCAAACACTATTATTGGAGTTAAACAAGTTTTACCATTATACGAAAATGGTAAAACTGCTATGAATATGTTTGATGTTAGATATCAAATGTTTTTAAATGATATCTATAATCTTTCAAGTACAGAAATGTTAACATATGAATTAACACAATCTCACATTCAAATGGTTAATGATATGTTAGATGGTCGTCCACAAATTAGATATAATCGACATCTAAATAAGTTGAATATAGATATTGATTGGTCAGATGCAATTTCTGAAGGTGAATATATTATTGTAGAAGCGACAAAAGTTATTGACCCAGACACATATCCAGATGTTTGGAACGATAGGTGGTTAAAAAGATATGCAACAGCACTTATTAAAAAACAATGGGGGGAAAATCTTTCCAAGTATGAAGGCGTTACAATGCCTGGTGGAGTTACTTTTAATGGACAAAGAATTATCGATGAAGCATCAGAGGAAATCACTAGACTTGAAGAAGAAATGAGTTTAAGTTATGAACTTCCAGTCGATATAATGATCGGATAATATTATGGCGACTAACCAATATTTTAATACAACATCTGTTACTTCTGAACAGAGTTTGGTGGAAAATCTTGTAGTAGAGTCCATTCAAATTCATGGGCAAGATTTTTACTATATTAAAAGAGATTTGGTTAATGCAGACACAGTGTTTAACGAAGATACATTATCAAAATATGAAACTGCATGGCAAATTGAAATGTATATAGAAGATACTGATGGATTTCAAGGAGAAGGTGATTTCCTTTCCAAATTTGGACTTGAAGTTAGAGATCAACTTAATGTTGTCGTATCCAAAAAAAGATTTGCAGAAGAAAAACCAGATTATGATACTCCCAGAGAAGGTGATTTAATATACTGGCCATTAGTAGATAAAATATTTGAGATTCAATTTGTAGAAGATGAGGCCTCGTTTTATCAATTAGGTAAAATTTATGTATATAGATTACAAACAGAAGTCTGGGAATATTCGCACGAATCTATAAACACTGGAATTGATGAAATTGATGATATTGTAGATACTCATATGTTCTCTGTTGATATGACGTTGGGTACAGGTGCTGGGGATTACACAGTTGGTGAACAAGTATATCAAGGAAGTACATTAGAAACTGCAGATGCAAAAGGACAGGTTGTTACATGGAATGCCGGCACTAAAGTTTTAAAGGTAAATCATCTCACTGGCGACTTTACAAGTAATGTCAACGTTATAGGAGCTCAGTCTAATACTTCTTATTTATTGGGTGCAACACAGGAGTTGATATATACACAAGATAGAACTGTGGATAATGATATATTTACTACATCAGCACAGGCAGATGATATTATTGACTTTTCAGTAACAAATCCATTTAGTGAGGGTTATTAATGTTAGGTAAAGTACCACAGTATAGAAGTACCATTAGAAATTATGTAATTGCATTTGGTGAAATATTTAATGATATCACCATTGAAAGAAAAGATTCTACTGGAGCTGTAGAAAAATATATTAAAGTTCCTTTGTCATATGGGCCTACAGAGAAATTTTTAAGTAGATTAGAGGCAAATTCATCCAATAATGAAGTCGCAATAGTATTGCCTAGAATGTCATTTGAAATAGCGGGGATTTCATACGATCCTACTAGAAAAAGAAATAAACTTCGTGGTGTAAGAAAACCAAAAGAGTTAGGAAGTACATCTAGTGATTTTATTTATAACCCTGTACCATATGATATAGATTTTACATTATCGTTAATGGTTAAAAATGCAGAAGATGGAACACAAATTTTAGAACAAATACTTCCATTTTTTACACCATCTTTTAACGTACCAATAAAAGAAGTTGCTGAATTTGATGTTGTCAATGACACACCATTCATATTAAATTCAGTAGATGTGCAAGATGATTATGAGGGAGATTATCTTACTAGAAGATCTTTAATTTGGAGTTTAGGATTTACAGTCAAAGGACACATTTGGGGTGGTTCGGGTTCTAAGGATGTTATCAATACCGCAATTACTAATATTTCTGAAATAGATGGTAATGAAACTCGACAGTTGAGTACTGCAACAGTACCTAATGATTTTGGTTTCGGAGCAGACCTTCCAGAATAATGGAGAATGATATGAGTGATAAAGAAATAGATTCAAAATTAAATGAAGTTTTAGAAGTGAAAGATGATGATTATCATCCCATAGAAATTCAGTCTAATACAGAACTGGAATATATAGACACGTCAGAAGAAAGAAATCATGATATTAAGAATGATTACGAATTTCGTAGAGAAAAATTATATCAATTAGTTTCAAAAGGCGAAGATGCATTAGAAAATCTTTTAGTACTTGCAAAAGAATCAGATCACCCAAGAGCATATGAAGTTTTTGGACAACTCATGAAAGCAAATATGGATGCTGTTAAGGATTTAACGGATCTGCAAAAAGATATGAATAAAATAGAAAATGAAAAAGGTGGCAAAGGCCCGAATAAAGTTGTTAATAATAATTCAGTATTCGTAGGTAATACCAATGAGTTGTTAGAGATGTTAAAGGGTAAAAATAGAGAATGAGTGAATTCTATAACAACAATCCGAATTTAAAAGCTGCTGGAATTAATATAGAATGGACAGAAGAGCAGGCCAAAGAATATGTAAAGTGTATGGATGATCCTGTTTACTTTATTAAAACATATATGAAAATTGTTAATGTTGATACTGGACTTGTAAATTTTGATCTTTATCCTTTTCAAGAAAATATGGTTCAAAACTTTTACGATAATAGATTTACTATTTGTAAAATCGGTAGACAGTCTGGTAAGTCAATTACATGTATTGCATTCTTTTTACACTACATATTATTTAATAAAGATGTTTCTGTTGCACTACTTGCAAACAAACTTGCAACCGCGAGAGAATTATTGGGTAGATTACAGATGGCATATGAACATCTACCTAAATGGTTACAGCAAGGGGTTGTTGTTTGGAATAAAGGTAATATAGAATTAGAAAATGGTGCAAAAGTTATGGCCGCCGCGACATCATCTAGTGCAATTCGTGGTGGTTCTTTTAACATTCTTTTCCTAGACGAATTTGCATTTGTTCCGAACGAACTTGCAGAAGAATTTTTTAACTCAGTTTATCCTACAATTTCATCTGGACAATCTACAAAAGTTATTATTGTATCTACTCCACAAGGTATGAATCATTTTTATAAACTATGGAGTGATGCAACGGAAGGTAGAAATACGTATGTACCTATAGAAGTACATTGGTCAGAAGTGCCGGGCAGAGATGAAAACTGGAAGGCAATGACAATAAAGAATACAAGTGAACAACAGTTTAAACAAGAGTTTGATACAGAGTTCCTTGGTTCAACCAACACACTTATTAATACTGCAAAATTAAAAAATCTAGTATTTAAAAATCCTAAGAAAAAGAATAATGGAGTTTTATACTACGACTTACCAAGAGAACAACATCAATATTTTTTAACTGTTGATGTTGCAAGAGGTCGTGGGGGTGATTATTCTGCATTTTCAGTATTTGATGCATCAGAAATGCCGTTTAAACAAGTTGCAACATTTAGAAACAATGAAATTCCGCCCCTAGTTTTTCCAAATATTATTAAAAATGTTGCTAGACTATATAATGATGCATATATTTTGGTTGAAATAAATGATGTCGGACAACAAGTCAGTGACATTCTTTATCATGAACATGAGTATGAGAATATGATTACTGTACAAACAGACCCAAGAAAAGGACAAAGTATATCTGGTGGGTTTGGTAAGTCTTATACAATAGGAATTAGAACAACAAAGGCAACGAAGAAAACAGGTTGTTTTAACCTAAAAAGTTTAATAGAAGAAGATAAACTATTAATTGCAGATTTTGAAACTATAAATGAACTTTCATCATTTGTCTCTAAAGGACATAAGTTTGAGGCAGAAGCCGATAGGACAGATGACATGGTAGATACTTTGATATTATTTTCGTGGATGACTACAGAAGTTTATTTTAAGGATTTATGTGATAAGGATACAAGACAAGAAATATACGAAGAAAGACTACGTATGTTGGAAGAAAATATGTTGCCTTTTGGTTTTGTCCATTCTGGCGCAGAGATTGAGACTTTTGTAGACTCAGATGGCGATAGATGGTTTGGTAACGATCATTAAATCATATTTTTTATAAATAAATTATGAAACATACAAAAAGAGTTGATTTTAACAAAACTAAAACTATTAATATAGAGGAGATGAAAAATGCCATTCCAAGTAAGTCCAGGCGTTAATGTTTCAGAAATTGATCTCACTACTTCTACTCCAT